TGATGATAGTAATTATTTTCAAAAATCAGACTTCACCGTCGGATACACGAGCATGAGTGATTGGAGACTTAACGAGTTGCCCTTGGGTAAATCGCAAGAGTATGATGCTTTAACAAATCCTAATGGGATATGGACGAAAGTGGGTAATCCCTCATGGTTTAACATAAGCGCAATAAAATTTGAAGCGCAATGGAATTTAAATTGGGACCTTTACATTGACGGTTTATTTTTTGATAAGGGTCGATTCAAGAATACACAAGAGGACTCAACGAGTCAAAGTAATTATGGTATTAGAGAATTAGTTGATACTGATGAGGAGCTGTACAGTGATAATGAATGTATGTTAAGGGCTAAGGCTATTCTCGCTCAGCTGAAAGATCCAGCGGAGTATCTTACGGTCCGCAGCACGGTCATCGATTATGGTACTACTCCCATTTTGGCAGGCGACAAGATTCATGTGGTTTTGCCAAACGAGAATGTGGATGCTGACTTTCGCATTCTGACTGTCGAGTATGTTGTCGATGCGAAGACTCAGATACTTGAGATAACCATGGAACTTGGCCGTGAGGTTCCGCTTCTGGCTGATTATTTGTATGCTCTTCGGAGTAAGTCAGATCACATGAGTAGACACAAGATTGCGAGGTTGATGTAATGAATAAGCAAGTTTTGAAGCAGATTAAAAGCCTTAAGCCAGGCAGTCTTATCCGCGTGGACTGGCATGATGCCAGTATAGGCAAAAGTTTGAGTGGAGGGCGTAGTGGAATAGATGTTCCGGTGTTTAGTATAGGCATTTTTATAGGATTGTTGGGTGAGAATGATAAGCACATTATTTTGGGCCAGAATCATTTCAGATATGCGGATGGCATTTTCGACATTGACTATACTGCTATACCGCTTGTTTGGGGTGTCAACGTCAAAGTCGTTCAAGTGGAATATATAAGCAGAGAGGAGGCTCAGCAACTGTTAAACAGTTTCTTGCTAGGCGGTAGGCGGACTCTTCCGAAACGTCTGAAGCGTCAAGAACGTTTGAGGAACCATCATGACAGACTGGATTAAAAAGGCGCTTACGAAAACCGTTCAGCGTAAAGGCTCCAGGGGAAAGACTGAGATTATTGTTGTGCAGCCGAATGAGAAGCTTGTGTTGGGCGTGAAATTTGCTATTGGCATGACTGTTTGTTTATCAGCTCTCGAGATTGCTCACATGGCTTTTCTGGGCACATGGAACAGCGAGATATTTGCGGGTATTACGGGCCTGTCTGGGACAGTTATGGGAATTTTTGTGGGGCAGAAGGCTTAGTTTATGCCGACGAATCGAGAAGTTCGTCTTGCGTTTCAAAAGATTCTTTCTAAACTTGACATTATTGACGCCAAGGTAACCGCTATGCCTCAGGTACAGGTTCAAGTTTCCAGTCGACTTTTGGCAACATTAAACGCTTTAGAAAAGTTTGGCAGGCCTGCCTTGGCCGGTGAGGTTGCACAAATTACTGGACGTAGTCGGGCTTTTGAAAGTAAAATTCTGAATGAACTCTGGGGCAGAGGATTGTTGATCAAGGAAAGGCATGGTCGTAAGAAACTTTTCTCGTCGAGAAAAAACCTAGGGGGGTAGGGGCTGAGAAAGTATAGGGTCAGACTAGTTTTTATGGTGAGAAGGGCGCGGGCAAGGCTTCAAAGAGACATGCAGAAGACTAGGTTGAAGCTCCTCAATGACCTTCAGGATGTGTTTAATAAGGCTAAGGGTTATGTGCAGAGCAAGGATCCTAAAGTTACTGCAAAGCAAAAGCAGATTTGGATGCGTATTATGGCTTACATTGGCCAAACCATGAATAGTATTAGCAAGAGTTTTGATGAGGCTCAGGTTACGAAGGATTTAGCGCATTTGGAGAAGTTGATTAATGAAGCAATGGCAAAAGAAGAAAGTGGATGAGTTAAAGGAAAAAGTTGAAGGTTGGACTCAAGCTAAAGCCCGAAGGATTCCTGAGAATTTTGAGGAGTTTTGCGAGAAATGGCTTGGGCTTAAGCTTACGGATTATCAACGTGCAGGCGCAGAGTTGATCGACAAAAACGATAGCGTTGCCTTACGTTGGAGTCGCCAGAGTGGTAAGACGCACATGGTTAGTGCGTGGCTGCTGCATTACGCTTTAAGGCATCCTGGGAGTCAGATTGCAATTGTGGGTCCTAGTTGGCGTCAAACAAAAATTCCGATTCGCAAGATTAACGGATTCCTTCCGAAGCTTCCGAAAGGCTTGTATAAAAAACCGCAGGCAACAATGGTTTCCACGAGTAACAATAGTCTTATCCAGGCTTTTCCTTGCAATCCTGAGACCATCAGGGGGTTTACGCTTAATGTGGTGTATGCTGACGAGTTCAACTTTATTCCTCTTGATCAGGAGCTTTATGACGCCATAGTGTTCACGCTTTCCACAACCAATGGCAAATTTGTTTGTAGTAGCACTCCTGGCGCCACGGATAGCATGTTTTGGAAGTTTTTCAATCGCCCTCAATATCGCCATTTTGCGAAGAGTCATGTGACGTGGCAGCAAGCCTTAGAGCCTAATGGTCCGTTGAAAAAGCGGAAAGTTGAGCAGCTGAAGGAAGAGTATTGCGATGATCGGTTCAGGTGGCAGAGGGAGATGGAAGCCGAGTGGGCTGAGGATGAAGCGGTTTGGCTGCCACTTAGTTTGATTACGAAATGTCAGGATGCGAGCCTGGAGTTATGGGACTCTGAAACTGTTCACCAAGGCAGCTTTTTTGGGGGTCTGGATTTTGGTAAAGAGCAAGATTATAGCGCTTTTGCAGTGGCTGAAAAGGTTGGTAGTAAATCCTTGTTGCGTCATCTTAAGGTGTGGCCATTGGAGACGAAGTATGCAGCGGTTATCGGTTATGTTAAGACGCTTGCGGATCGTTGGCAAACCTTCGAGAAGATCCGTTGCGATATTACAGGAGTTGGCAACTATATTGTTGAGGACATGATCAATGGTGGTATTGAGAATGTTGAAGGGGTTAACTTCTCTCATCCTCGAAAACAAGAGATGGCTAGCCTGCTTAAACAACGTATGCTGAATGGCGCATTTGCTTATCCATACGCGGAAGTTAATGTGTCGCCATCGAAAATCCTGAATTTTTCGACTGAATTAAACACGGAAAGATTCGAACTTAAAAAGGATGGTACTTACCGGTTTTTCCATCCTCAGAATCAGCATGATGATGTCTTTTGGGCTACTGCCCTAGCGCTTTATGCTACGGTTGAAATGGCGCCGGAACCGTTTCTTGCAGTTATACCTCGTAGGGCTAACAAACTGCAGCGAATCCGAAGAGAATTAGCGAAGCGTAAAGTTATGGGCAATACAAGATAATTGCTGTCGCGCCCTAGATCCTTTGCAGGTATTTCGCAGATTCTGCATGCCATTTTGTGATTAAATTGTCGATCTCAAAGCTTTTTTGAGAAAACAATGTCTGCACTTTAGATATGTTCTTCAGGATCTCTTCAGCATCGGAAACATTGTCATCGACTTCCTTATCCCAGTTCTTGACGGTCTGTAACGCATAATCAGCGACGCGTCGTCGTCGATGCATACCGTATAGAACATTGCCTAGATGATTACTGCTTTCAACTTCCTTGAGAGCATCTATTAAAAAGCTGTGAATTGATCCTTTCTGAGAAAGCGAATCATACAATGGCTTAGCCCTAGAGCTTTGCAAAGATTTTCGTAGCTCCTCGCGAATCATAAGAAAAACTGCATAGTATATTCTCCCGACTATTGTTCTTTTCAAAGCCTCAGGAAAATTAGAGGAATAGCTTCTGATTTCTTTTGCCAATTCATAGAAGTCTAGTGGATCCAGAGGTATCCCCTACACCCTTTCAAACAACACAACTATTTTCTTCTTTGCTTCGGGGGTTAAAGCCGCATAGATTCTCTCATCTGCTACCTTCCATAATTCAAGAACTCTGTTGTAATCTTCCACATTTACTTTCACGATAACTTCTAATGTCCTGAAGAACGGCGCTTCTGGATCTTGCCAAAAATCACAAACTATGCTATATGTAACATTGTTTGCTAAGAAATTCTCCAAGCATTCAAGAGCTTGCTCTAGGTTGGATACGATGTCAAAACTTTTTCTCAGTAACGATTCAGCTTCTATCGAGATTGAAAACAGCCTTTCTCTGATTGCACTCAGATGTCTTTCTATGACAAAGTCTTCTATAGACGATTGAATGTAAAGCCACGGCTCCGAACTGCCAAGACTTACTTGGACATAAGGTTCTAAGCGTTGCAGTGTTCTAAGATATCGTGGAAATATTGAGTGTGGAGAATCTAGTGACTCTATTTCGAGACGCAGTTGAGACTCAGCAAATTGGTCAGTGGATTGAAAACCAGAACTCATCAATGAGCACCAAACATTCGTTCTAATTCCTTTATAATTGCTTCCGTCTTCTTAAGAAATTCGGAAAGCTCATTGTGCGTCTTAGTTCTCTTTGTTATACGCCATATTAATCTATTATGTGGGCTGTTTATGTCAGGTTGTATCATAATGTTCAGCCACTTGTCTGTAAGAGGAGTATCTGAGTTGGTTGCCCAAAAGGAAAAGGGCTTAAGATCTTCATTGCAGACTTTTGACAAACCTTCCAGATCGACTTTAACATTAGATCTTATCCAATCAACTACTGCATTACCCACTATCGGGTTGTATGCAGTGTCAAACTCGCAAAACCTAACGAGTTCGTTGAGAATATAGCTTTGTTTTTCAAAGAGTGATGGTAGAATCTCGTTTAGCTCTATAAGTTCGGTGAGAGGCCCCCTTTGCTGAAGAAGAAAACGATCTCCAAGGTATTCGATCCTTGTTCTCTTATATTGTGAAATCGGCAAGGAAGGAGGTCCGATACTCACCCCTGGAGCTATCTCCCGAGGTCTTTCTCTGAGCAAATCTGCAAAATTCTCTACACCTGAAAAGATGCTTTTGAATGCTGGCAATTGCATATCCAATTGAAAGAAAATTAGGACACTGGCGACATATTCATTCGGTAAACTCACTTAGGATTCCTCCCTGTGTGCATGCATTTAAACTCTTAAGCACTATAAAAAGTTTAAAGATTCTCACTTCACTCTGGATGATTGGCACGAGTTGCTGTTTCTTTTTCCTTTTCACTTTAACTTGTCTCTCCCTAAGGTTCGAACGTGTCGTTTGGGCTATGCAGTTTTAAACCTTCCACATGGAAGTATTTTATTTGGAGCTTGGCTGGTTTTGAGAAGGCGCCGAGAGTACTTCCGAATCCAGAAATTTAGGCGTGTTTATGATAGGAGTTCCGGCAAGTTCACGTTTAACATTGCTTATGAGACTGCTGCTCCGAAGCCTTCGGACCGTGTTGTGGCCGTTGCTGAAGGTTTTGGTCTCGGGCTTGACCAATGGGAGAAATTTATAATCTATGATAATGTTGAGCTGAACATAGGGCCTACGGACATCGTTTATATTACTGGTGATAGCGGAAGCGGAAAAAGCGTTTTGCTGAAGGCTCTTGAAAAAGACATTCGACTGGACATGGGGTTAAGCTGCATTAACATCGCAGACATCCAGCCTGAACCTGGCAAGCCTCTGATCGAAACAGTCGGCGAAACCCTCGAAGAAGGCCTTGAGCTTCTGAGCAAAGTAGGCTTAAACGATGCTTTCCTGTTTCTACGTAGTTATGAGCAGCTGAGCGACGGACAAAAATACCGTTATAAAATTGCGAAAATGATTGAGAGTAAGGCTCAATTTTGGATAATGGATGAGTTCGCCGCGACACTTGACAGAGACACAGCCAAAATCGTAGCTTATAATCTTCAGAAGCTTGCACGTCAACAAGGCAAAGCGGTTCTTGCAGCGACAACCCACACAGACTTGTTTGAGGATCTAAACCCGAGCGTCCACATCCACAAACGCTTCGGAAAAGAAATAACCGTTAACTATTATCCGAATAAGCCTACAAAGGAATGCAACCTCGTTAAGGAAATGCGGACCCTAGAAGGCTCAACTGAGGATTGGAGAAAGCTTGCGGGCTTCCATTACCGAAGCCACAAAATAGTTGGTCCTCGCAAAATCTTCTGTTTGAAACGTGGCGACGAATTATGCGGAGTCATAGTCTACTGCTATCCGCCTCCAACATGTTTCGGTC